CCCTATCCCGAGATGCTGTATCTCGTGACGGGGAAGAATCCGTGGACCTTTACCACGAAGGTGGTCACCAGCGACGTGGAGGCGCGGCTGGCGGAGGGACAGGGCTTTGTGAGTGGCGGCCCGGCCCGCGCGGCGGACGCCTACGATGCCCGCCAGCAGGACCTCGCCACGGCGGCGGCGCACCGGAACCACGACGACCGGGGGATCAGCGCGGCGGCCCGTGCCGAGGTGGACGCCGCCGAGCAGGCCTCCTCGCGGCATCTGGGGGAGATTCCCGCGAAGCCGAAGCCCAAGCGCATCCGGGTGCGGAACCGCAGCAAGCGGACGCCCGTGGGGCCTCCGGCTGAACTGCCGACGATCTGACCCGATGGAGGCGTCATGCCAGCGATCACGGGCGGTGAGATTATCGGGGATGCCTTCGGCTACCTGAACTGCTTTCTGCCGGGGGAGAGCATTCCGGCCCCCGATGGCGAGTTTGCCCGCCGTCAGCTGAACGACTTGCTCAGTGAGTGGTCGCAGCAGAACTCGGCCATTCCGGTCATTGGCCGGGAGCGGTTCCTGCTGGTGGCGGGACAGGGCGGCCCGACGAACCCCTACACCATCGGCATCGGCGGGGACTTCAACACCGAGCGGCCCAGCAATCAGGACTCCCTCGTCAGCGCGAATCTGATTCTGACGGCCAGCAACCCCGAGGTGCGGGTGCCGCTGGGCCTCTACACCGATCAGGCCTACGACGCGAACCAGATTCCTGATCTGAGCAACGGCCAGCCCACGGGCCTCTACTACAACCCGACCTACCAGAATGATCTGGGCTCCATCTTCCTGTGGCCGGTGCCCAACACCTCGGTGAACGATCTGGAGGTGTTCCTGCAGAAGTCGCTGGTGCAGTTCCCCGACCTCAGCACGACGCTGTTTGTGCCGGAGGGCTATCCGAAGGCGCTGAAGTATGCGCTGGCGGACCTGCTGCAGACGCCCTACGGGCGCACGCTGAGCCCGGCCGCCAATCGGATTCGGGTGGCGAGCGTGGCGGCGATGAAGCGCAGTAACGACAAGCTCAGCGACCTGATGAACGATGCGTACGTGTTCACGCAGGGACGGCGCACCACCTACAACATTCGGACGGGCAGCGGGGGCTGATGCCGCCCTTTGAGGCGTTCAACGGCGGCTTCTATGAGGCCCGGTCGTCCACCTTCTCGGTGGATACCGCCGTCAACATCTACAAAGAAACGCGGCAGGCCGAGGGGTCACCCAAGCAGACGACCCTCTACGGCACGCCCGGCCTGAAGCTGTTGGCGTCCGTGTTTGGGGGCGGCTGCCGGGGAATGTTCACGCAGGACGGCCGGACATGGGCGGTTATCGGGTCGATGCTCTATGAACTGAACACCCTGTTGACCAAGTGGGTGGCGCTGGGGTCGGTGGGGACGGACGGGCAGCCGGTCTCCTTCAGCAGCAATGGGGACGCGGGCGAGCAACTGGGCGTCGTCTCCAACGGGCAGCTGTTTGTGCTGGACCTCCTCACGGGCGTCCTCACGCTGGTCGTGCTGCCCTTCCCTGATCCCGTCATGCTGACCTTTCTGGATGGCTACACCCTCTGCAACCAGCAGCACACGGCCAACGTGTTCTTCTCGGAGCGGTCGGAGATGACCAGCTGGGATGGGATTGACTTCATCGCCCGCAGCGGCACCTCGGACGACATCGTGGGGATTTCGGTCAGCCGGGATCGCATCTGGGCCTTTGGGACCAAGACCACGACGCTGTATTACGACAGCGGTGACACCGACACCCCCTTCCTGCCCTACCCCGGCAGCGCCACGCAGGTGGGGCTGGTGTCCCCGTGGGCGCTGACGCTGTACGCGGACACGTTCTTCTGGCTGGCGACCACCGAGCACGGCCTGCGGCGGATTGTGATGGCGACCGACCCGCTGGCGCAGCCGATTTCCATCCCACCGATTGAGCAGCACATCGCGGACTGCCCGAGTCTCGCGGATGTCTACGCGATGGCCTACGAGCAGGAAGGCCACGTCTTTATCATCTTCGTCCTGCCCAGCAGCCCGGACCCCACCAACGCCTTTGTCTACGATGCGACCGAGAAGGCGTGGCACACCCGCGCAGGCTGGGACAGTATCAACGGGTCGTATGTCCGCTGGCGGGCGAAGGGCAGCACGACGGTCAATGGGCTGGTGCTGGTGGGCGACTACAGCAGCGGGGACACCTACACGCTGGACCTGAATACCTACACGGACAACGGCGCGATCATTCGGCGGGAGCGGACGGCCCCCTATCTGTCGGCCGAGGCGCAGTGGCTGTTTCTGGATCAGGTGGAACTGGGGACGGCACCGGGGGGTGGGCTGGGGCAGGGGCAGGGCAGCGACCCGATGGCGACACTGGAGATTAGCCGGGACAGCGCCCATACGTTCGTCAATGCCGGGAACGCGCCGCTGGGACGCATTGGGGCGTATACGGACCGTGCCGTGTGGCGGCGGCTGGGCCGGGCACGGGCCGACCGGCTGGTGATTCGGGTGACGCAGACCGACCCGGTGCCCTGTGCGTGGACGGGGGCGTGGCTGCGGACGACCAACGGGAGTGGGGAGTTGTAATGCCCACCCTGATGGAGGACCCGACCCCGAGTTGGCTGAAGCCGGAGAATGCCTCGGTGCTGGACCCCGCGTGGGTGAAGCTGCTGCGGGCCATTGCCAACGCGAACCCTCTGCCGAAGGGGCTACAGGACCGCCTGCCGAATCCGAACCCCGCCGCCATCGCGCTGCACCCGCAGGATCAGATTCTGGCATTGATGGGGGCCGACGTGCCGAGCGGCGGGCCGAGGATTGAAGGCTGGCACGCCTCTCCGCATGATTTCGACAAGTTTGATCTGTCGAAGGTCGGGACGGGGGAAGGGGCGCAGGCCTTCGGGCATGGGGCCTATATCGCCCAGCGGCACGGCACGGCCAAATACTACTGGGAGAACTTTGCAGGCCGTGGGGGCGATTTCAGTCTGTTCAACGTGGAAGGCGGCGGGAAAGTCCCCGCGTGGCTCAGGGACACGATCCAGACGGACCCGACCGTGGGCGCCCGCACCGTGGACAACCTGCTGGCGGAGTTTCAGGACCGGCTGCCCCGGCTGAAGGCGCTGGCGTTGCATTCGGAGGAGGCCCGGCAGAGTCACCAGACCAACCAGATCGAACCGCTGGAGGCGCTGATCGAGGGCCTGAAGAACGTGAAAGCCGGGAAGGCCATCAAGCCCCCGGCCCGCATGTATCAGGTCGCCATCCACGCCGATCCCGAACACCTACTGGACTGGGACAAGCCGCTGAGTCAGCAGAGCCCGCACGTCCAAGAGGCGCTGAAGCCCTTCGACCTGCACAAGACCGATGCGCCGGAGTGGCAGGCCAGTTACGAGCGAGACATTCAGCAGAAGGCCAAGACCCCGGCCGATGCGGCCAAAGCTCTGACCATTGTGCGTGAGGCCATCAGCGGCGCCACCCCTCTGACGGATGCATCGTGGCAACAGCTGCATGACCTCGTGCCGGGGGCGAATCATCATGCCATCGGGGAAATTGTGGAGGCCGCGAAGTTTGATCCCGTGGGGAAAGACATCTATCGCAAGCTGCACCCGGATGAGGATGTCAGTCCTGAGTTTGCGGCGAAGCTAGCGTCCAAGACGCTGGGGGACCGTGGGATTCCCGGCATTAAGTATCTGGACCAGATATCCAGACGGCAGGGCGAGGGCAGCTACAACTACGTGGTCTTTGACGAGAACAAGCTGGAGATTCTGAAGAAGCTGGGGCTGCTGCTGCCCGCTATCGGCGCGGGGTCCCAGACTTACGGATCGATGTATGACCAGTCACAGGCGGTGGGCAAATAATGCCGACCGCGATGTACGATCCCACGCCGGACTGGTTGAAGCCCGAGAACGCCTCGGTCCTCGATTCGCAGCTGGTCAAGCTGCTGCGCGCCATCGTGAACGCCAACCCGTGGCCGAAGCCCCTGCAGGGCGTCCTCCCGAACCCGAACCCCGCGGCGATGGCACTGGACCCGCAGTCGCAGGTCCTCGCCCTCATGGGTGCCGACGTGCCCAGCGGGGGACCACGGATTCAGGGCTACCACGGGTCCAAACATGACTTTGAGCGGTTCGATAGCAGCAAGATCGGGACGGGGCAGGGGGCTCAGAGCTACGGGCATGGGATGTACATCGCAGAACACCCCGGCACGGCGGAGTCCTATCGCGCCGACCAAGCGGGACATCCTGAAATAAAGAATTTGAAGCTGGGTACCTTACAGGTGGGCCAGCATAACGGATTCGACTACAGCCCGAAGGGCAATTCCCTCTATGAGAATATCCGGTCCTCCCTCGCGGAGGATCTGCTGGTCGATCAACGGGCTATGGTCGGCACCCCGCCTGACCAAGTGCAAGCCCACGTCCTGAAGGTGTTAGACGATAAGATACGGGACTACGCCACGGAATGGCCGGAGGGGGTGCCCGCGGCCCAGCGGTTGCGGGCGGATCTGGCTCGTCGGAATGCCGTGTCCCTCACGTTTGGGGAGCGTCCCGGCCATAGCTATCAGGTCGCTATTCACGCCGATCCCACGCAGTTTCTGGACTGGGATAAGCCCGTCAGCGAACAACCCCATGTGCAGGCGGCGCTGGCTCCGCACATCGACGCCCTCCGCAAGAACCTCACCGTGGTGCAGAGTGCCCACAATAAAAACAACTGGCTGATCAAAATCGGGGATCAGACGGTGGGGGCCTCCAATACGGAAGCCCAAGCATGGAAGAATGCGGAGGCGATGCTGGGGGATATCACCGACCCTGAATTTACGGGCCGGGACGCCTATCAGTTATTGTCTCGGATTCATGCCAAGCCGGGGGCCTTTCCGGAAATTGGCATCCATCAGCCCGCCGTGGCCTCACAGAAGCTGCGAGAGGCGGGGATTCCCGGCAACAAGTATCTAGATCAGGACTCCCGTGCGGTGGGCGCAGGCACCTCCAACTATGTGGTGTTCCCCGGCAATGAAGGCCTGATTGACATTCTCCGCAAGTTTGGCCTGCTGCTCCCCGCCGCAGGGGCGGCGAACTACGGTGGCCTCTTTCAGCAGTCGCAGGAGGCGAAGTAGATGCCGACCGCGATGTACGACCCCACGCCCGAGTGGCTGAAGCCGGAGAACGCCTCCGTGCTGGATTCGCAGCTGGTGAAGGTACTCAGGGCGATTGTCAATGCCAACCCGTGGCCGAAGCCGTTGCAGGGCGTGCTGCCCAATCCCAACCCCGCCGCGATGGTGGCGGACCCGCAGTCGCAAGTGCTGGCCGTGATGGGGGCCGATGTCCCGAGTGGCGGACCCATCAAAGCCTTCCACGCTTCCCCGTATGACTTTGAGAAATTTGACAGCAGCAAGATCGGGACGGGGCAGGGGGCGGCGACCTTCGGACACGGGCACTATTCCGCGCAGATGGAACCCACCGCCGAGTCCTATCTGTCCCTCGCCACGCCCGAGGTAAAGGTGGGCGGCACGCCGCTACCGATGCCGAAGTGGTCGCAAACGATGTCGCCCGAGGCGCGATTGATCCGGCGTATTGGGGACCATCGGATGATCAATCGCACGGCGCCGGAGGCGGAGATTCTCGCGCAGGTCAAAGACGATCTGACCCATCAAGCGAAGGCCCGCTGGCGGGGCGACAACGATCAGGTGGTGACCGAGGCGAAGGAGCAGCTGCGGCTACTGGCCGAGTGGGAGCAGCAGGGTATCGCCTCCCAGCACGGCCACATGTATGAAATTGCTATCAACGCCGACCCCGCGCACCTCCTCGACTGGGACAAGCCGCTAAGCGAGCAGAGCGAACATGTGCAAGCGGCGGTCAACAAGATCCGAAACCGGCAACGGTCTGAGTTTGGCCTGACGTGGAAAGAGACGCCCATTCAGGCGCTGGACTTGGGCGACTATGCCACGGAACACTGGGGGCGGCAGTACCGATCTGAGGTGATTGATCCGAAAACGAAGAAAGCCATCGCCACCTTTCAGGGCGGGAGCCCTGAAGAAGTCACGGCCAAGATCGCCCAATGGCGGATGGCGCGCGAAGATGAATTTCTGGCCCAGACGGGCAAAGAGTTTTATCACGCGCGGGCGGATGCGGCGGATATTAAAAGCCGGGGCTCGATGACCTATGTGGATCGCAAGAAGGCCGCCAGCACGCAGCTGCGAGAGGCGGGCGTGCCCGGCATTAAGTATCTGGATCAGGAGTCCCGGCAGGTGGGGCAGGGCACGTATAACTACGTCATCACCGACGATAAGCTGATCGACATCCTGCGGAAATTCGGGATGCTGCTGCCTGCGGTGGGCGCGGCCAACTACGGCGCACTGGCGAAGCAGATCGTGCCACCCGGCGAGGAGGCGAAGTAATGGCCGTCGTGGCCGGACTCCCGCTGCCGCCTTCCAACGTGCCGATGGTGGACCCGCGGACGGGCGACCTGAACCTGCAATGGAAAAACTACTATCTCGCGCTGCAGGGCTTTCTGGCGGCGATTCAGACGGCGCCCATTGACGCGAAGTACTGGACCTCGACCTTCAACGGCCAGCTGACCGATGAGACCAATCTCGGCCTGCTGCCCTCGGGCTATCTGAAGGTCACCACCGCGGTGGGGGTGGCGACCCCGAGCACCGTGACGACGATCCCGGCCAGCGATATCAACCCACCGCCACCGCCCAACAACGCCACCTATTGGACCTCCACGGCGGAGCCCGCCCTCGCGGCGGAGACCAATCTGGGTGGCCTGCCGACGGGCTATCTAAAGCAGAGCACTATCGGGGGATTCGCCACGCCCAGCACGACCCCGACGATTCCCGCCACGGACATCAGCCCGGTCCCGGCCCCCACGGGGGCGTCCTATTGGACGGCGACGGCCGAGCCGAGTCTGAGCGCCGAGACGAATCTGGGTGCCCTCCCGACGGGCTACTTGAAGCAGACGACCGCGGCAGGCGTGGCGACCCCGAGCACGGTGACGACGATTCCGGCCTCGGATATCAGCCCGCCCTCGTCCCCCAATAGTGCCAGCTATTGGACCTCGACCGCTGAACCGGCGCTGACCGCGGAGACCAACCTCGGGGCGCTCCCCACGGGCTACTTGAAGCAGACCACGGCCGCGGGGGTGGCGACCCCCAGCACGACGGTGACCATTCCTGCGGCGGATGTGAACCCCGTGCCGGGACCGGCGAATGCGCCCTATTGGACCTCCACCGCCGTGGCCGGTCTGAGTGCCGAAACCAACATGGGGGCCTTGCCGACCGGCTACGTGAAGCAAACGACGGCGGCCGGGACGGCTACTCCGAGCACCGTGACCACCATTCCGCTGGCCGATATCAGTCCGGCCGTGGCCCCTGCGGCGGCCTCCTATTGGACGGCCACGGCCGAATCGGGCCTCAGTGCGGAAGTCAATCTCGGGGCACTGGCGACCGGCTATCTGAAGCAGACGACCGTGGCCGGTGTGGCGACCCCCAGTACCGTGACGACGATTCCGGCCAGCGACATCAGCCCGCCACCCCCCACCAACGCGGCCACCTTTTGGACCTCCACGTCAGAACCGGGTCTCAGTAACGAGACCAATATGGCGGCGTTGGGGACGGGCTGGCTCTGGCAGAACGTCACGGGCGGCGTGTCCAGTCCAGCCGCGTTCCCCGGCTCGGCGCTCACCGGGGTGAACGATGTCAACGTGACGATCACGCTGACGGGCGCGCCCTCGGCGGCGCTGTTGGCGGCCACGGGGCTGACGCTCGGCTGGACGGGTACACTGAGTGCGGCCCGTGGTGGCACGGGCGCCAACAACACCGGACAGACCTATACGCCGACGCTGTTGAATGCGATCAACGTGACCAGTTCGACACCCTTTCAGTTTCATTTCTTCCGGGTCGGCAATGTGGTGATGGTCTCGGGCGTCGTGCAGGTGGTCCCCACGACGGCCAATAGCTACTCCGAGTTGGGGATTGAAGTGCCGATTCCCTCGGCGTTTGGGGCATTCGACAACTGCGCGGGCTCGGGCGCGGCATCGATTACCTTTGGCTATTCGGTGACGATCACGGCCAATCCCACCACGGGCCGCGCCCAAATGGCGTGGAACCCCGGTGCCGTCACGGCCGCCACGGGGATCACGCTGACCTTCATGTATCTGGTGATTTGATGGCGCAAACCTACACGATTCAGTATGACGCGCTCGGACGGCCCTACTTCGACATGCCGGGCATGAAGAGGCCGAGTTATCTCTCCCCAGCCGCGATGGGAAAAGAGACACCCGCCGATACCACCGGCGTCTTTCGAAAGGGTCCTCAGTGGAACCAGAACACCGGGAAGTGGGAGACCCCTATCGACTGGAGTAATGTCCTGAACGTTGGCGCGATTACGGCGCTCACGCTGGGGGCGGCGGATGCGGGGGCCTTCGGACAGGGGGCGGCAGGCTTTCTCGGTGGTGGCGGCGGGGCGAGTCAGAGCGGGGCTGCGGAAGCGGTGAAGGCCACGGCGGAGGCCATCGGCGGAGGCGCAGGAGGAGGGGCAGGCGTGGCACTCACACCATTGACCGAGTTACTGGCGAAATACGGCTTTCAGGCGGGCGGCCAGATCGGGGGTGCCCTCATTCAGAGCAAAGCCCAGCTGGACGCCGCGAAGATTCAGGAAGAGTACAACAACAAAGCCCTCGCGGCGGCGTTGGAGGAACAGGCCTACGAGCGGAAGCGGGCCGAGGAGCAGACCGCCTACGACCGCCTGCACGGCGAGGAGAACACGGCCTATACCCGGCAGCGGGCGGCCGAACTCCTCGGTTACAACAAAGAGCAGTTTGGGAACTATCTGTCGAACCTCTCCCCGTATCGGCAGGCTGGCACCTCGGCCCTCTCACGGCTCCAGCAGGCCCTCGCGGGCAGTCCGTGGCAACCCAATAACGGCGTGGTCAGGAGTTTCGGCTAATGGCGATCACCTACAGCTACGAACAGGGTCGATGGGTCTCGGATGATCCGAGTGATCCGCCCTTTGATCCGCAGACCGGCTCCACCACCCAGCCGAGCGACGGGAACCCGCCGCCGACCACGACCACGACCACGACGCCGCCGCCCACGGGTCCGGCCGCGGGGTGGGAAAAGGACTACCTGAAGGGCCTGCAAGACCAATACAACGTCCCGTGGACGGCGAATGACTCGCCCACCGACGAAGCACGACTGCGGGAGTATCAGGCAGGCATCGACCGCTTCAGGCAGTTGCAAGCCGATCCCAACACCGATTGGGAGAAGGAAGCGGCGAAGGGGGGTATCACCTTCCCCTCGCAGCTGGAGGACTTCAAGCGGCGGCTCGCCGCCCAGTATGAGCAGCGTGGGAAGAATACCAACGGCCCCGATGATGGCACCAGCAGCAGCGGCTATGTGCCGCCGAACACGGGTGGCGGCGGCGGCGGCGGCGGGGGTGGCGGCAGCAGCGCGGGCAACTATGCGATGTCCTTTGGCGGACCGCCCGCGCCGTTCAGCGAAAAATACGAGACGTTGGCCCGTCCCGACTACTTACAGGGGGAATACACAGCCCCGGCCCGTCCCGACTACTTGCAGGGTCCGTATGTGCCCCCGGTCTGGACGGATAAGTTTGTCGCGCCGTCGGTGGCGGATCTGCAGGCCGATCCCGGCTATCAGGCCCGGATGGATGCGGCCCAGCGCGGCTTCGAGCGGTCCGCCGCCGCGAAGGGATCGGTCCTCAGTGGCGGGTTTGTCGGTCGCACGCTGCCCCGTGAGTTACAGACGCAGGCGAGTAACGAGTATGCGAACGTCTACAACCGGGCCTACACCACCTATCTGGACCGCTACGGGCAATTCCGAGACGCGGCGACCAATCAGAGTAATGCGCGGACGACCAACGAGAATGCCTATCAAAGCGATGTCACGAACGCCTACAACACCCGTAACGTCAACGAGAATGCCTACGGTACGGACGTGACGAACAACCTGAACCGCTACAACAAGCTCTATCAGGCGTATCAGGACCTCATCTCCAACACCCGGAACGCTGAGAATGATTGGTGGGGACGGCAGACGGACATTGCCAAATACGGGCTGGATGCCTCGATTGCCGGGCGGCCCACGCAGCTGGTGTAAATGGCTGATCAGACGCCCCTCACGCCGTCCGAGGAGATGCGGTTCCAGCTGTGGGCGCGGGTGAACGGCATCCGAGATGTGGACCATCCCGATAGCCATTACGACTATCGCGGGTACTGGAAGGACCTCGCCTCGCAGGGGCGGGATCAGACCCAGATCAATGCCGAGGATCAGCGGCTGCACTTTCCGGATACCTATAAGCAGCACGGGCATCCGTCCTTCTCGGTGGAGTCGCAATACAGCCGCGGCCCGTGGGATGGCGGGCAGTGGATCGGTGAGACACTGGTACCGCCGCCCGAGGCCAGTCACGTCACGACCCAGCGTCTTAGGGACCTGCTGCAGCTGTTGACCAAGAGGACACGCTAATGGCGTTCACCATTGCCGATATTTTGATGCAGCAGGGGCAGGCGGCGGCCGAGGCGCGGCGCCAGCGCGGGCAGATGTGGGGCGGGCTGGTGCAGAAGGCCGGGAGTCTGCCGGGCGATCTGCGTGCCCAGCAGGCGGCCGAGCAAGCGGCGCAGCAGCAGGCGGCGATTCGGCAGCAGCAGCTGGAGCAGGGGCAGCGGGAGCAGAGTGCCGCCATTGACGCACAGGACAAGCAGCAGATTGCGGCGCAGATTTACGCCAGCAGCTGGGACCCGGTGGCGGGGAAGCTGGACCCGATCAAAGTGGACGCGGCCATTCGCCGGTCGGGTCGTCCTGATATGCGACCGGTCTTTTCTGACATCATCCAGAAGGGCTTGGATGCGGACTTCAAGCGGCATCTGGACCAGTTGGATCTCGACATCAAAACCAAGACCCTGAATGCGCCGCAGCCACTGATTCAGCGGAACCCTGCCTATGAGTTGCGAGACGCCACGGGACGTCTCATCAGCCCAGCCGAGACGCCCGAGAAACCCGACACCCTGACCCTGCAGCGGAAAGCCTATGACGCCTATCAGCGGGGCGACATGGACACCTATAACAGCGTGCTGAAGGTGTTAAAAGATACGGCTGAATCCTCCCATGTGGTGAATGTGAGCACCAGCGGGCCTCGGGTGGAGATGAGTCCTGATGCGCTGGACATCGCTGCCGCCGACTACCGCCTGAAGGGGAAGCTGCCGCCACGTTTCGATGAGAATGACCGTAAGCGGATCATGAACGAAGCGGGTGTGCAGGCCAAGCTGCTCGGGCAGAATGGAGCCGCAGTGATTCAGCGGCAGTTTGGTGAGAAGGCTGATGCCACGTCGCTGAATAAGGTGACGACCGCCCGAGATTTTGCGAAGTCATTTGAGAACAAAGCCCTCGCCCAGATTCCGATGATTGAGGAGTTGTCAAAGCGCGTGCCACGCACCCAATTTCCCTTCATCAATAAGGCCCTCGTGGAAGGGCAGGCTGAGATACTGGGCAGTTCAGACGCGAAGCAGCTGTATAACGCCATCAGCACGTTCACGAATGAATATGCCAAGATCATCGAAGGGGCCACGGGGTCGGCGGCGGGCTCCAGTGATTCGGCTCGGAAGGCGTCTAATCGGCTCGTGGAGGCCGCGATGAGTAAGGGCACCATGACCGATGTGCTGAGACTCATGCAGCGGGAGATGCGCGCCACGAATGCGGGCTTCGATGCCGTCATTGCTGATATTACCGAGCGCATGGGCGGGACGTCGGCCCCATCGACCCAGTCACCCCCACCACCGGTCGTGAATCCCCGTGATCCGTTGGGAATTTTCTAATGCCTGCTGAGACACTGGCCCAGAAGATACGGGCAAAATTTCCGGGCGTCTACGATCAGCTGGATGATCGGACGCTCGAACAGAAGGTGACCGAGAAATATCCGGGGGTCTATGATGCGGTGCCGCGCACACCCCCAGCCAGTTGGGGAGAGACGGCAGGCGATGTGGTGACCGGCTTTGGGAAAGGGGCGGCCCGAACGGCGCTGATGTTGGGCGGCGTGGTACATCAGATTCCCGGTGTCTCAGCCGCCGTCGATGCGATGGCGGGCACACCCGGCCTCTCCCAGAATGCCTTTGAGGTGGGGAATCGGGAGATGGCCTCTCGGAATACCGCCCAGACGGTCGGCGGCTATGGGGAGACGGCGGCTGAACTGGCCCTGTTGGGGGGACCCCGTGCGCTGACGGCGATGCGTGAGGCCCCCAGTCTGGCGGGGAAGGCCGTGGCGGCGGTGAAGTCCGTGGCCACGACCCAATTGGGACCCATTGCCAAGTATGAAATCGTGAAGGCGGCCCTGAAACACATCGGCCTGTCTGAAGGCGCCGCCACGGCCATTGCCACCGGGGTGGTGATGCGATCTGGCGGGGGTGAAAAGGCGGCTGGGCCTGCGACCGTGGCCCAGACGGCGGAAGCGGCGGCTGTCCCTGCGGCTGAAGCAGCAGCAGTGGAAGCCCCTGTGGTCGCTGCACGGGCCGCGCCTCCTCCCGTGGGTGTTACCCCTGCCCCGTCACCGATAGCGGCTCCTAGAGTGCCCCCAGTCGGTCCTGTGGCACCTCCAGTCGGTCCTGTCGCGCCTCCAGCCGCGCCGATGGCCTCGCCCGTCGTGCCGCAGAATCCGCTGGCACCCATCACCGCCCCTGTGACGCCGACGGCTGGCCCTCGGATCGTGATGAGTCCTCAGCGGATGCAGAACGAACTGGGGCTGGCCGCACGACGGGCCAATCTGAAGCTGACCGAGCCGCAGTTCGCAGAGGCGGAGACGCTGATGCGGGCGGGCAAGACCCCGGTGGAGGCCGTCACCACGGTGGCGAGTGGTCCCGCTGCTGCTGCGCCTACCGTCGTGACGGCTGCGGGCGAGACGGCGGGGAAGCTGAAGTTGAACCGCGACGAACTGAATGAGTATGTCCGGATGACCAAGAGCGGGATCGCCCCGGCTGATGCCGTGATGGCGATTGCCAAGCAGCGGGCGCTGCAGCAGGCACTGGGCACCCCCACCACCAGTGAGGTGATTCGGCGCGTGGTGGACCGCAACACAACAGGACGGTGGCAACCATGAGCGGCGTGCTGGCTCCTATCGAACGCTGGACCGTATTCTTTGACGGCAAGCCCGCCGCGGGCGCAAAGCTGTATACCTATCTGAGCGGCACCACGACGCCCAGCCCGGTCTACAACAACGCCGACCTCGCACCGGCCCATGCCCACACCAACCCGGTCATTGCTGATAGCACGGGCACCTTCCCGGTGCTGTATATCGACAATGGCCTGAACTACCGCTTCCTCGTGACCACGGCGACCGGCGAGATTCTCTTCCCGGCACAGGACGACATCAATGGAGTAACGGGTATGGTCAGTGTGATTTCAATCCTCGGGAACTACACCATCACGCCGAATGACGGCGGGGAAGTCCTGATTCTCGCGGATGCCACGGCGGGCAACCTGAGTGTGGCCCTCTACTCGGCCATCGGCTACACGGGCCGCAAGATTCGGGTGATCAAAACGGACTTGACCAACAACGTGGTCGTGATCAACCCCTTCGGCGGGCAGCTGATCAACGGGGCCATTGGGTGGAACATCCAAGCCCAGTATGACGGGCTCAGCTTCGTGAGCAATGGCAGCAACTGGGTGCGGTTCAGCATCGCCTCGGTCCTGCAGGAAAGCATTGTCACGCCCACGAGCATCACGCTAAATCCCACGATGGGGGACAACATCGCGGTCGAAGCCGCGGCGTTTACGGGTGATCTGAACGTCACGCTGTATCCGATTCTGGGCAATCTCGGCCGCCGCGTCACCCTCAAGCGCGATGATACCAACCCGTTTGCCCTCGCCCTCGTGGCCGCGCCGGGGGAGTTGATCGATGATCAGCCCTACGTCTTTCTGCCCGCGTATGCCGATTGGGTCACGGTGGTGGCCTCCCGGAATGGCTGGCTGGTGGAGTCCTCCAGCAAGCCCTATGACGTGACGGCCGTCACCCACGGGATTACCGGCAACGCCATCACCTTTGACCTCTCGCGCAATCGGGTGTTCACGTTCACGATGGATGCGAACATCACCACGACCACGATTCAGAACGTGATGGAGTCGCACCGCCGAACCTTCTTCGAGGTGCGGACCGTCGGGGATGGCACGCCCCGCACATGGGCGTTCTTTTCTGCGACGGTGAAGTGGACCAATGGCGTGGTCCCCACCATCACCTCGGCCAGTGGCAAGCACGACTGGTATCGGTTCATGACCGTCGATCAGGGCGCCCTCTGGTACGGCCAAGTCATCGGGCAGAACTACTGATATGAGCAACGCCTTTACGACCGAAGGACGGATCACCCGCAACACCGATACCGTGTCGCTCGCGGTGGCGGGCTATGCCCGCGCCGTGATACAAGCCGCGGACACCTTTGCCGGGACGTTGACGTTCCAGCTGAGCGTCGATGGGCAGAACTTCCTGCCCGTGGCGGGGTCGCCCATGGATGGCAGTACGGGAGTGACCAGCACGACGGCACCGGGGCTCTGGGCCTTCAACGTGGCTGGAGCGCTGGTGCTGCAGGTCGTGGGGAGCAGCTGGAACACCGGCCCCGCACGGATCACACTCCGGGCCGTTCCCGGATAACTGAGGCACCGATGAGCAACGCATTGACACAGGAAGGCCGCCTGACTGCGGCGGCGCAAGTCCTCACGTTATCGCTGGCCGGGGATGCCGGGGCGATGGTGCAGGTGGCCGACACGTTCACCGGCACCGTGGCCTTTGTGGCGACGGCCGATGGGCAGAACTTTGTGCCGATTGCCGGAACACCGATAGGTGGTGGCACGGGTGCGACGACGGCGACCGTGGGCGGCATCTGGACATTCAGCGTGGGCGGGCTGCTGGCGCTACGGGTGAGTGCCACGGCGCTCAGTGCGGGCGCGGCGCGGGTGACGATGCGGGCGGTCGAGGCGTCTGGAGGCGGTGGCGGTGCGGGGAGCGGCGGGACCGCGCTGCTGCCAACGGCCCCGGTCAATCAGATGCTGATCAGTCAGGGCGTCGGCGTGCAGCCCATCTTTAGTCAGATTGCCGAGTGTGGCACCTTCCGCACGCATGACGCGGGCAGCGTTCTTTGTGCGGAGGGCACGATTCAGGGGCCACAATTTCAAGTGCTGCCGGGGCCGTTCACATCGCTTCCGCCCGCCGCTGGCAATGCGGGCGTGATCCGTGGCGTGAGTGACAGCAGCGTCGTGACATGGGGGGCCACGGTCGTGGCGGGCGGGAGCAACGATGTGCTGGTGCGCTCGAATGGCACCAACTGGACCGTCGTGGGCAAATAGCAGACGGCACGGACCGGACGATGTGGCGCGGAGGGAGTCGGGCCGGGGCATGACGGTCAGCCGCCCGAGCGTGTCGGGTCCGTGCCCCTCAGTCCTCCACGGGGTCCCACCAGCGGTTGTCCCATTCATAGCAGACCGTGGCGGCGCGGCCGGTCCGCTGCAGCGTGGAGACCGTGGCGTGCCGCTGGAGCCACGGACGGGTCAGGAGCAGGCGGCAGAGGCCATCGGTGAAGCGGACGAGCAGGACGGCCTGCACGCCGCGCCGGTCCGCCTCTGTCAGCAGGTCCTCAATCTTGCGCTGGTCGATTTTGTACGTGGGATAGGTGCCCCGCGTGATGCGGCGCACCTTCACCTCCACGACGGCCCGGACCCGACCGGCCCGGAGCAGGTCCGCATCCCACGGGCTGGCGACCGGCCGCATGTGATAGGTGCAGCCCACCGTGTCGGCATACACCGCCGTCACCATTTCCTCACCGCGGCGGTCCTCGTCCGTCTCCTCCCACGGCATGGGATCAGGCGGCGGAGGCGCCTCGGGGCCGCTTCGGGACGAGCCCGTTGCGGCGCGCGGCGGCCTGCTTGGCCGGGCTGGTGGACTTGCCGCCCACCTTCCCGCCACGACGGCCCAGCGCGACGGCGTGCGGGTTCTTCCGGTGGGTCGGGGGGGCCGTGGGACTCATGCCACGTCCCCGCGGAACAGGCCGCAGTAGGGGGCGCTGACGCAGCCCGCCTCGCCGCAGCTGGGGCAGGTGGTGGGCTCGGGGTCGCACCCCTCGCCCTCCTCGTCCTCCGCGCGGCGCCGGTCGGCGGTCTCCTCGCAGCGGAGCGAGCAGTAGGCGTCGGCATCGTAGCCGGTGGTGGGGTCTGAGGGCATCCAACGTCCGCATTCCTGACAGGTCATGGTGTGTGTCTCCTCTGAACAGTGATCCTACACTAAGGCGGTTTGGCTTGTCAAACCGGGAAGGACGGACGGCCCCGTCCCTCCCCGGTGGGGTCAGTCGGGAAGCGGCGTCTCGCAGACGGGGCAGGCATGCCCGCGCTGGTCCGCCCAGTCCACCCGCAGGGCCACGTTAAAGGTGCTGGGCCGGTTGACGCGGCACCAGTCCAGATAGGCGAGGCAGGCCACGAGCGCGGCCCCGGTATCTTGCCCGTCCAGAAAGGTGAGGATGGCCTCCGGCCGCACGTCGCGGTAGTGGTCGGCGGTGGCGGGCAGCACGCCTGCCTGTGTTAGCACGGCCTCCAGCCGCTTCGCGGCGCGGGCGAAGGCCTCGGTAGCGGTCTCCTCGTCGGTGTAG